GGCGCGATGCGGAAGCCGCGACCGGTCATCTGGTAGTAAAGCCCCGGCGATTTCGTGGGACGCAAGAGCACGACGCAGTCGGTCTCCGGCGCGTCGAAGCCGGTCGTGAGCACGCCGACATTGACGAGCGCGCGGAGCTCGCCGCGCTTGAATGCGGCAATCGTCGCATCGCGCTCGGCGGTCGGCGTCTCGCCGAAGACGCAGGCGACTGCGACGCCGCGCGCGTCGAGCTCTGCGGCGACGGCGAGCGCGTGGCTCACGCCGCTGGCAAAGACGAGCCATCGCGAGCGGTCGGCGGCGTGGCGCATGATGTCGTCGACTGCGCGCGGCACGAGGTCGCCGCCGAGCATCGCGGCTTCGAGCTCGCCAGGCGCGTAATCTCCGGCGCGCACGGTGACGTTCTCGAGGTCGGCCTCGACGCGGCTGCCTTTGCTGCGGAGCGGCGAGAGAAAGCCCTCGTGGATCAATCGCGGGATCGAGACGTCGATCACGACGTCGGTGAAGATGCGACCGTCGCCCTCGGTGAGAAGCCCGGTGTCGGTGCGGTAGGGCGTGGCCGACAGGCCGATCACACGCAGGTGAGGGTTGCGCGCGCGGAGCTGCTCGATTGCGGTGCGATACTGACCCTCGCCGGCTTTCGGCACGAGGTGGCATTCGTCGATGAGCACGAGGTCGGCGTCGAGGTCGCCAGTCTCGATGGGTCGAATCGCGCTTTGAATCGACGCGGCCGTCACGGGCGCACCGAGCTCCTTTCGACCGAGCCCGGCGCAGTAGACGCCCACCGAGCCGAATGGGAGTAGCGCCTCGAGCTTCGCGACGTTCTGCTCCACGAGCTCGCGGACGTGCGTGAGCATCAAGAATCGCTCGCCCGGCCAGCGCGAGAGCACTTCGCGCACAAAGGCTGCGATGACGATCGACTTGCCCGCGCCGGTCGGGAGCACGATCAAGGGATTACCCGTCATGCCCGCCTCGAAATACGCGATGACGCGGTCGACTGCGGCGCGCTGGTACCAGCGGAGCTCGAAGGTCACATCAAATCCTCATCGGCATGACAATGCACATGACCTCGACGTCATGCGATGACGCTTGTTCGATGAGCATCGGCGCGAGCTCGTCGCCGCATTTCACGGCAACGTCCTCCGTGCGCATGGCTCCCAGCGCGTCGAGCAGGTAGCGCGCATTCGCTCCAGTCGACCACGCCTTGCCGGCGTAGTCCGCTGACAGCTCCTCGACAGCCTCGCCGCGCTCGTTGACTCCACGAAGCGTGAGAGCGCCAGGTCCCAGTTCGACGCGGATGCCGGTGCTCTTGTCCGCCGCGAGCAGCGCGACGCGCTTGATGGCAGCCATCACGTCCTCGCGTAGAATGCGCACCTCGCGCGCGTGCTTGGACGGGATCACCTTCTCATATGGCACGAATGCGTCTTGGGCCAGCTTCGCGCCAATCGTGGTGCCGTCGGCGCGTGCGAAGATCACGTCACCCACGACTGCCACGTCGACCGACTCGCTGACATCGGACAGCCGCCGAATCTCAGCAATGGCACGCGACGGCACCAGTGCGCGAGCATCTGGCGCATCGACGGCAATGCTTGCAATCGCGAGACGGTGCCCGTCGGTGGATACCCCGCGCAGCCTGCCGCCGCGCGATTCGAGTAGCACCGCCGCAAGGTGCGGACGTGTTTCGTCGGCCGACGCGGCAAACGCGCTCGACGCGAGCACGCTCGACAGGTCTGCGCCGGGCACGGCCCACCACTCGGCGCCGTCCGGCGTCTCGCGCGCGGGGAAGTCGTCGGCGTCGATGGTCGCGAGCTTGTACTTGCTCTTGCCGGAGCGGAGCTCCAGCGCGCCTTTGAAGTACGTGACGTTGACCGATCCATGCGGGAGCGCGCGTACCACGTCGCCGAGCGTCTTCGCGGTCACGCACGCCGCGCCAGGTTCAGTAACATCCGCTTGCGCTGTGGCATCGGTGCCAATGTAGAGGTCCGTGGCGGACGCCGTGACCCCCGCATCCGCGCCGAGTCGGATGGTGCCGAGGATCGGCATCGTCGCCTTGCGGTCTGCGGCGCCGGATGCGCGCGCCACGATGCGCGCGAATTCTTGCTGCTGAATCGTGAATTTCATGTCTCGTCTCCCTCAGAACATCCGCAGCTGGTCGCCGCCATTGTCGATCGACGCGAGATTGCGCGCGGCCTGTTCGTAGTAGCTGCGCTTGAGCTCGCACCCGACGAATCGGCGGCCCTCCTGAAGCGCGACGTAGCCCTCGCTGCCGATGCCGGCGAACGGCGACAGGACGTTGTCGCCGGGGTTGCTCCAGAGGCGAAGGCAGCGCCGGATAACCTCGAGCTGGAGCGGACAGATATGGCGCTCGTCGTCATGCTCGCGCGCGCTGCGATATTGCAGCGTGTCGCTTGGGTCGATGTCCATCCAGACGGGCGAAGCGTACTTCTGCCACGACTGAACCGGAAACGTCTCGTTCGTGTGCGACACGGGCTCGGGGTTGTCTCCGAGCTTGCGCATCGTCACGACGTAGTCCGGCACGCCCTGTCGCGACATGCACGAGTCCTTCTTGAGCTGCTTGTGGAGCAGCCCGAGCGCCTTCGTGCGCTGCATCGCGGTGACAGGGTCTTTCCAGATAACGACCTCGGAGTGAAAGACGAATCCGGCGCGCTGCATGGCACGGATGAGGTCGCCTCGGAAGTCGCGCAGTCCGATGAAGCCGTCGCGCGCCTTCGACGTAGGCATCAACATGCAATGCATGCTCACGAGTCGGCCGGGCTTGAGCACGCGGTGAAGCTCGGTCGCGAGGTACGCGAAGTGCTCGAAGAACTCGTCATCGTCCGCGCAGTTGCCCATGTCCCGCGGGCTTGCGCTGTACGTGTACAGCGAAGCGAACGGCGGCGAGAAGACGCTGTAGTGAACGCTCTCGTCGGGCAGCCCGCGCACGAGCTCGACGCAGTCGCCGTTGTAGATCGCGTAGTTCTCCCCAATCTGCTGATCCATCACTTGAGCCATGACGGCACCTCCATCGTCATCGTGGGTTGATAGTCGTTCCACATGCGGCGCGCGCCGCTGCGGGTCGCGTATGCTGCTCGACTGACGTGTTCGAGCATCTGTCGCGCCATCTCCTCCGCGTCATCGTGCTTGCGGCGAAGGTTAGAAATCACGGCGCGCTCGGTCTCGGCGACGCATGTGCGCACGACCACCGCGCGCTGTTGACCGAATCGCCAGCATCGGCGGATCGCTTGATACGTCTGCTCGTAAGAGTGCGACGCTCCGACAAAGTAAACGCGCGCGCAGTGCTGCCAATTCAGGCCGAATCCGGCGATGCTCGGCTTCGTGACGAGCGCGCGAATCTCGCCGTCCGCGAACGCGAGTAGCTTGCGCGCCTTTTCGTCGGGCGAATCCGACCCTGCGACCTGCACGGCCCCAGGAATGGCCGCTTCCAGCGCGTCGCATTCTGCATTGTATTCGCCCCAGATGAGCGCGGGCTCGTCGGGCTCGGTCGCGATTGCATTGGCGATAGCACGCACGCGAGCGGACTGCGTTGCCTTCCGCGTATCGCGCTGGTCGGACAGCGTGCGCGCGTCGTCGAGGAATAGCCTGCCGACGGCCTTGGCGTCCTCGTGATCGACGGCGATTGCAAGCTCCTCGTGCGTCAGCGGCGGAAGCGCAAAGCCATCGTCGCTGTAGCCCAGGTCACTCGGGCGCTTCACGAGCGCCGCCCACGACGTGACCCACTGCCAGAATGCATTGCGCGCATGGCCTTTTAAGCGCCAGTCCTGAGTGCTGCCGCCGTCGTGGACGAAGTACTCTGAGAGCATCTCGACGCGCGAGCGGATGCCGAGGAATTCGGCGTGATTGCCGAGCTCCGTGAAGTCGTTTGGCGCCGGCGTCGCGGTACACGCGAGCTTGAACGGCGTGCGCGAGAACGCGTCAATGAGCGCGTTTCGCGTGCGACCCGTGAAGCTCTTCAGGATACTCGACTCGTCCAGCACGACGCCTACGAACGTCGACGCGTCAAAGTGCTCGAGCATCTCGTAATTTGTGACCGTGATGCGGTCGCCCGCGTCTGCGCGGCGATACACCGACTCGATTCCGAAGCGCCGCGCCTCGCGCACGGTCTGCTCGGCTACCGCGAGCGGCGCCAGGATGAGCACGCGCCCGCGCGATGCGACCACGTCTGCCCACGCGGTCTGCATCAGCGTCTTCCCAAGGCCGGTGTCGGCGAAGATTGCCGCGCGACCTCGGGCAAGCGCCCATTCAACCATGTCGCGCTGGTGCGCAAAGAGCGCATTTGGAAGCGTGGCCCCATGAATCCCATCGGGCTCGTCTATGCGCGATCGGCCCGCCAGCCATGTCTGATAGTCAGTCATCTTTCCCTCCGTTTTCATCGAGCACCGTCCCCGGCGTCGCCGCCGCGAGCGCACGCGAATCAAGCTGCGGCACGTCGAGCGGCGCAATCGACGTCCGACCCACGTTCGCGAAGCGCGCGCCGTCTTTGCGTCTGAGCTGATAGAGCACCCAGCCGTCCCCCGAGTCGACCGGCTCGGCCCAGGGCACGAGCGGCGGAATCATGAGGTGCTCGCCGCACGCGCGAGCCTGTTCGGCAAGCGTGAGCTCGCCGCCGGTCTGCGCGCACGTCCAGCGCGCCGCGTCGCTGTCGTCGACTTCGGGCGTCGCATAGCAGCAGGTGCGGCACGACACGTCCGCGACGCGCGGAGGCTCGCCGAGCTCGTTGTCGTGACAGAGGTCTTTCGCGTCGCACCAGCCGCACTCGTAATAGAGCGGGTCGTCGGAGATGCGCGGGGGCGGCTCGGTAGCGGTGATGATCGAGCGCGCGCGGTCGAGCATGCGCTCGTGGACCTTTGCGTCGAAGTGAATCCACTCTTCGTAGAGCGCGTCCGAGTCTTTGCAGACGGCGAGGTAGAGGCACCGCTCGAGCCCGGCGAGGCCCATGTACGTATGCACCTGCGCCCAGTGCTGGGGCTTGTGGCGCTCGACGCCTTTCTGCTGGAGCGCGCGGAAGGACTTGGCGTTGTGCGTCTTGAACTCGGCGAGCGCCCACGTCTTCGGCGCGCGCGGCAAGCCATGCAGCACCGCGTCGAGGCTGCCGGAGAAATGCCCGCCGACGGCCGTGCAGCGCCACTGGCGGCGGGTCTCGGGGTCTTTGTCGAGCACCTCGACGCCGATGCGTCGAAGGTCCTCGATCAATCGCGGCTCTTCGAGGTGCCCGGTCTGAAAGAGGCGCAGCACGCGCCCGTCGAAAGACGAGCGAAAGGCCCAGCGAAAGCCGAGCCACAAATACCGCGAGCAGGAGTGACCGATGGACGAGCCGCCGAGGTGGCCGCGTGATGCGTCGTGACGAGCGCGCTCTTCGTAAGAGCGGAAGATCGCCTCGACGGTGGGCATGTGTGACGGTAGCTCGGCCATCGGTCTCTCCCTCGTCAGCTCAGCTCAGCGCTTCCACGGCGGTGTCGAGGTCTTCGGCGCGGCAGCGGGCTTCGAAGCGGCTGGCGCGGCGCCCTCGACGGCGCGGTAGCCCTTGCACTCGTTTCTGTCGTGGTTGTCGCGCTGAATGGCGAGCTTTACCTCGAGCTTGCGGAAATGCAGGTCCTCGCTGTCGCGGGGCTGCATGATGCCGATCGCTCGGCAGATGCTGGCAAGGTCGCGCTGAGCAATCTCGACCGCCTTGGGATTGGGGTTGTGAAGATTGAGGTTCGTCCAGACCCTGCGACCCGCATACGCGCAGTCGACCAGCTCGAGGGTCAGGGCCAGATACTGACCCGTGCCCGCGCGCGTCTCGCGCATCTCGGACTCAGTGATGACGGCTGGGTACCAGCCGGGCGGGATGGCGTCGTAAGACGTGCTGACTTCGATTTCCTCTGCGTTGAATCCGGTGAGGTCTGCCATTGTCGTTTCTCTCTTTCTTGGGTGTCGGTGCGTTGCTCAGCGCTGCGCGTCGGCGAGCGCGGAGGAAAAGGCGTCCCACGAGAGCGGGAGCTTCGCGGGCAGCCCGTAACGGTTCTTCGCGTTGAACGCGGGGGCGCGCTCGACGTGTATAACGCGGTCGCTGGCGACGGCCTTTTTGAGTCGCTTGTTGAAGCCGGCCTCCTCGGTGCGGACGATCGTGTCGTGCGTCGCGAACGCGATGACGTCCGCCCACTCCGAGACGAGCGCGCTCGCGGCTTTGTGGAGCGCAAGCTCGAAGCGGTCGTAACTCGCCGACGTCGGGTCATCGAAGCGCCGCACCTGCGCGTGCGCCGTGAGAATCACCGCCATGCCGCGCTCGGTGCGAAGCGCGTTGAGACCGGCCAAGAGCTCGCCCATCGCCTCGGCGGCGTGCTGATAGCCTTTGCCGTAGCCGAAATCTTCGATGCTCTGCTTGTCCGCGCGACGCGCGACGTAGCTCCAGATGAGCTTCTCGGCCCAGTCGAGCGAGTCGAGCACGACCGTCTGATACTCGTGCTCCTCGGCATAGAGCGCACCGACCGCTTCGAGCACGTCTTCGTGACGCGCGGCGAGCGGGAAAGACGCGACGTCGAGCGACGCGAGCCCGTCCTCGGTCTGGATAAAGATGGGCGCAGGTGCGCCGGCCGCGAAGGTCGACTTGCCGAGCCCGTGCTCGCCGTAAATGACGATGCGCGGGGGAAGGGACTGAGGTCCGCGACGAATGCTTGCGAGATTGAATGCCATTGCTGTCCTCCTTTGAAAATGCGCTGCAGTGAGAGCACGAGCGGCGAAGGGGGGACGCGCGGGTCAAGGGGAGGGTGATTCCCGCGCGCGGCTCGTGCTCTCACGGCAGAGCACTCGTGAGAGTGCTCGTCGGTGTCAGTCGCCGATGCGGACGCCGGTGCCGCTGCAATGCCAGCAGCGAAGGGCCAGGTCGGGGCCGCCGCCGCTGCCGTAGCATGACGGGCATTCGTTATCGTCGACGAAATCGAGATGCCGCATCTCGGCTTCCTCAAGCTGTTCCCACGCGGCCTCGACGGCCTCGGTGACAGTCTTGCGCTGCGCGTATGCGTGCGCGATCTCGCCGCGCCGGCTCAGGACGCAGCAGATGTACTGACGCTCGCTGTACGACAGCCGCACGCGGCTGTCCCACTTGTGCGCGAGCTCGACGAGCGCGGTGAGGGCGTCGGGGGGAAGAATCGGTGCGTCGGTCATGGTGTCGCCTCGTGTCTGTGTATCGTGCGGGCGTGTCGTCGCTCGGAATCAACCGGCGACGAGAGAGTCTATATACGCAGCCACGCTAACGGTCAAGCGTTCTGCTAAACTTCTTTCCGCGCTGGCGCGATTGCGCGCGGACGGTAGGCTTTTCGTCATGATTACCACCCCGGACTTTCGCGCGCGGCTCGGCGCGCAGCTACGTCGCGCGCGTCGACTCGTCGGGCTGCGTCAGTCGGACGTCGCCGAGGCGCTCACGCCGCGCGTGCATCTCGCCAGGATCTCAGAATGGGAGCGCGGGTACGCGGCGCCGAGCGTCGAGCAGCTCGCGCAGCTCGCGAAAGTGCTGGACCTGTCGCTTGATGAGCTGCTGTTGCGATGACGCGGGCGGGCTAGTATAGACGAAGCCCCGCGCGGTTTGCCGACCAGGCGCGGGGCTTCAAAAGGAGCAGCGAAATGAATGTAGCAGAGTTGGGATTATTGCGCCAAGGCGGCGAGAACGTGCTCGTATGTCCGGCGTGCGGTGGCGATTGCATCCATCAGATCGAGACCGTGGTCGTGATGCGGAAGCGCGAAAGCGAAGCGGAGCCGCTTAGGGTGCACGTCGACCGGGCCGGCATATCCACGGCGTTTGCAAGCGAAAAGGCGACGCGCCGTGACGTGACTCGCATTCGATTCCGGTGCGAGGATTGCCCGCATCTGTCGTGCCTTGAGATCGTTCAGCACAAGGGGCAGACGTTCGTCTCGATGACCCAGGAGACGAAATGAGCGCGGCTGAGAGTGTGGACCCTGCCGTCCAGGCGGCGCTAGAAGCGCTCGCGGCGGGCATCAGCGTGCTGCCGATTGTGCTCGACGGGACGAAAAGCCCAGCGGTTGTGAAATGGGGGCACTGGCAGCAGAAGCCGATGGGCGAGGATGAAGCGCGGCACCGCTTTGCGGGTCGTGCGATTGGCATCATCGGCGGCCGCGTTTCGGGCGGGCTCGAGATCATCGACATCGAGACGCGCGACGGCCTCGACAAAGGGCGGCGTGCTGCCGAGGAGATGGGCGTCGGCAACATCTTCGACCGCGTTGTCGCGGGATACACAGTGCGGACGACGCGCGGATGGCACGTCGCGTTCCGTTCCGATTCATCGGAGCCGGCGCGCAAGCTCGCGCATTGCGACGTCACACGATGTCAGCATGAGCCGCGTCACGAGGGCGCCAAGAATCTCCTTGTCGAGACACGCGGCGAGGGCAGCTATGCGGTCGCACCGGGCTCGCCAGCATGCGTGCATGAGAGCGGCGTTCCGTATGAGTTCGTCGAAGGCGGCTTCGCCTCGATCGTGTCGCTGACCGTCGACGAGCGCGAAGCGCTGCTCGCGGTCTTTCGGTCGCTTGACGAGTCGCCGGTCAAAGACGAGCCGCCGTCGCGGCAATCGTCGGGTGCGCTATACGACTCGCTGAAACCGGGCGAGGACTTCGTGGCGCGCGCGGCGTGGGATGAGATTTTGGAGCCTCATGGGTGGACTCGGCTGCGGACGAACGCGGCCGGTGTCACGCATTGGAGACGGCCGGGGAAGCGGCTCGGGGTCTCGGCGACGACGAACGCCAGAGGCGGCGACTATCTCTACGTCCACACAACGAGCACGATCTTTGAGGTGCGCGGGTATAACAAGTTCAGCGCATACGCGCTGCTCGAGCATAACGGGGATTTCACGCTGGCCGCCGAGGCGCTCAGAGCGCGCGGATACGGCATGGCGACCGTGCTCGGGATGGACGGGCGCGAGATTGCGCAGGGGCTTTTACGGGCGGCGGCTGAGAAGCGCGACGAGGCAGAGCTCGAGCCGGAGCACGTCGAGACCGTCGAGGAGCCCGAGGCCGAGACCGAGAGCGACGTTGGGGACTTCCCGGCCGAGCTCTACGATACGATCGGCGGGCAGCTCGGCGTGCTCTGGCGGCACCTCGTCGAGACTGCCCCGAGCCCGCAGCCCGAGCTGGCTCTCGGCGCGGCCCTCGTCGCGCTCGGCACCGTCGTCGGACGCAAGGTGCGGACGCAATCGGGGCTGCGCAGCAATCTTTACGTGCTCGCGCATGCGCCGACTGGGGCCGGGAAGGAGCACGCGCGCAAAACCGTCAAAGACCTGTTTTTTGAAATCGGCGCATTCAAGCGCGTCGCGAACGACAAGCTCGCATCGGACGCGGCCATCTGGTCTGCGGTCGCCGATTGCGAATCGTCGCTTTTCATGATCGACGAGGCATCGCGGCTGCTCGCGCGTCTCAACGCCAAGAATGCACCGGCGCACATCGAAGCCCAGGTCGATGCGTATCTGTCGCTCTATTCGCAAGCGGATCAAATAGCGGTTTCGAAGACGTATGCCGACCTCAGCAAGCGCACCGAGATTGTGCAGCCTTGCCTGTCGCTCTATCTGACCACGACGCCGGAGCCGCTCTTCGAAGCTATGAGCGGGGCGCACGTCGAGGACGGCTTCTTGGCGCGCTTCCTCGTCTTCGGATCCGTCGAGCGCCCCATCCCCCGAGACGTCGACCCCACGCCGCTCCCTGAGTCGGTGGTCGCATGCTGGCGGGCGTGGGAATCTTTCGACCCGCCGTCCGAGCAGACCCTCTTTGCCACACCGAATCCCATCGTCGTGCCTGCCGACGACGCGGCGAAAGAGGTGCTGAGGGACTGCGCCGTGCGCATGCACGCCCGATCGGCGACGAGCGCGCTTTTCTCGCGGGCGACCGTGCAGGCTCAAAAGGTCGCCCTGATAGCCGCTTGCGGCGTCCGCAGTGAGCCCGTCATCACCGAGCCCATCGCGGCGTGGTCCTGCCAGCTCGTCGAGTATCTGCTCGCCCGCTTCGCCGCGCAGCTCGAGGAGCGCAGCGGCCGCACCGAGCGGGAGCGCTGGCTCAAAGACGTCGCGCGGTTCGTCCGCGAGCGCGGCCAGGTCACGGCCCGCGAGCTCACCCGGCGCTTCGGGCGCCTCGATAGACGGCTTCGGGACGAGCTGGTGGCCGATTTAGTCGACGCTGGGCGGGTCGAAGTGCTAGAATCGAAGGCTCGCGGCTCGCGCGGCCCCGCTCCAAAACTTGTCAGATGGCGAGTTTTTTGAAAAATGACAGGTTTTTCGTCGAATCCCGAATGGAAACAGGCACTTGCAAAACCCGTCAACATGTCAGCGTGTCCCGCGCAAAGTTCCAGACCTTACACACGAGAGGATGGAAGCGCTATTGCGTGCTGACACGTTGACGGGTTTCTATATGTATATGATATCACTAGGTATTATCTATAATAACTTGTCATCATCCTATGCTTACTAGTTATGACAAGTAATAGACCCCGCTGAACATCGGAGCAGCCTGGCCGTGAGCGAGCGGGCAACGTCTCTGAAAACCCACCACGCGCCCGTCTGAGGCGCTCGGACGGCTCGGGGCTGGGTAGGCATAGGCGAGGGCATTCAAGGCGCTTAGACGGGCGCCTGACGCGACGGGGAGGCATTGTGGCAGCGACGAAGGCGGCATCGAAGCGTGGGCGGGCGTCGAGGGCGAAGGGCGGTCGGGGCGAGCGCGAGGCTGCGGCGGCGCTCGGCGACGTGCTCGGGCGGCCGTGGCGGCGGGCGGTCGGGCAGAGTCGGAGCGGGGCGGACGCGCCGGACGTCGAGCCGGACGGGTGGTCGGTCGGCGGGGCGAGCTCGACGCCGTGGGTCGAGGTGAAGCGGGGGCGGTCGACGATCACGGCGGCGATGCGTCAGGCGGTCGCGGCGTGCGGGGCACGGCTGCCGGTGGTGGTGACGCGGCAGGACCGGGGCGAGTGGCT